TACAGGGGTACCTATCCTTCCCTAATGCTAAAACCATCCAGCAAGCACGAGCTAAACTTCCAGGATGTCATGTTGAAACCATGCTTGGATCAATTGCCCAAAATGATGATTACTGCTCTAAAGCTGGGACTCTTATTGAATATGGCGAGAAACCGCTCTCAAATGACAACAAAGGCCGTGCTGAGAAATTACGTTGGCAGAGAGCAAAGGACCTTGCCAAAGAAAACAAACTTGATGAAATTGACGCCGATATTTTTATTAGATGCTACTCTACCCTTAAAAGAATTGGATCCGACTACGCTCAAAAACCTTCACCAATCGATCCAATTTGTATATGGCTGTATGGACCTACCTGTACTGGGAAAAGTCATGCTATCGAAACTAGATTTCCTCATTGTTATAAGAAATCTATGGACGACCTTAAGTGGTTCGATGGTTACAAGGACGAAGAAGCTGTGTATCTTGAGGATATTGACAAGTATCAAGTTAAATGGGGCGGATTACTCAAACGACTGGCTGATCGATGGCCTATGCAAGCTTCTATTAAAGGATCCATGCGATATATTAGACCAAAGTATGTTCTCGTGTCGTCAAATTATTCAATCGACGAAATCTGGTCTGATCCTTCTACACTTGGACCATTGCAAAGACGCTTTGTGGAAGTGCTGAAAACTACCAAGGAACAAGTCGTTGACTTTGACCAAACTAATTAATAAATGCCTTATGTCCGAAGAATTGCTTATCGCCCTGCTCGCCGTTATACACGGTATAGTCGCAGTGTTCGTCAGCGTGCGCCTGTATCGATGCGTCGTAGGGTCGGAGTGCGTGCGTACCGAAGAAGATAGTTTACCTTAAAATAAAATGCCTTATACTCGTAATCAGCGTCGATCTTTAGCTAATGCTGGCCGTATGCAATGGAAGTACTTTGCAGGTCGGCTGATGAGTAAATTTTCAAATCCTAAAACTAAGGAATCTTTTTTAGATCGAGTGAAAGGTTTCACAGCTGAAGATTCTTCACCTAAAAAAGAAATGGTTCAAGAAAATCTTCCTTCTGGAGTATCTAAAGCTTTGATGAAGCTTCACGTCAACCCTCCTTTGAGAGGTATGGTTAAAGGATCTGTTGAGTATCGTGATTATTATAATTATGAATTGGCTTGGCAAGCTGGGACTAAGTCTTTTTGGAATATTTGTAATTTGGGTACTAAAACTCAATGGACGTCGCAATTGAATGTTCCCAATATGGCAAATGATGTTAGTCAAAATTTAATGAGTTTGTCACCTCAACAGGGTCAAGTTGCTGGAAGTATTGTAAGTGCTAATTCTGACCCTCTTGCTCAAAAAGTTGGTGTTTCTAGTGCTGATGTTAAAATTGATTTTATTAATTTGAGTACGTTACCTTTTCGTTTGAAAGTTAGTTGGTATCGTGTGAAAGAGGGAACTAGTAATTCTATACTTGGGAAGTATAACCTTCAAGTACCTAATCAAGCGTTGTTTACTTCTAATTTTATGGTGAATACTGCTATTGTTACTGAACCTACGTCTAGTGGGAATGAAACTGTATTGAGCTATAGTGGTGCTACTGCTACTGCACCAGAGAATTTGGTGTTAATGCCATATATTAATTTGTCCTCTAGACGTGATGTATTTCAGTATTATACACATTTGAAATCTCATTCAGTTGTTCTTGCTCCTGGTGATATTCATTCTATGAATAATCTTATCGATCTGAACATTTACCAACGGAAAGAGATTATTAACGAAAGTGATGCTGATCAATATGCTAATGGTTCTATTCAATGTGTTATTGAGTGTCAGGGATTAGCTACTCATCTTGTTGTTCCTTCGTCTCCTGGACCACCTCTTCAACCAGCTGTTAATGAAATTACTTGTGCTGCAGGACGAATTGGTGTTATGATTTCTAGACATTTGAATTTGAAGTGTATGAAAGTAAATGCCGAGAGATGGGACGCAACTTATATTGGTAAATCTCATAATGTTGTGTTTGGAAATATTGACCAATCTGCTACTATTCAATCTGATCTTGCAGTTGCAGCTGGAGAAGTTGTTACTTAATAAACTAATTATATTGCGCTAAAATTAAAAAGTCATTCCATCTAACAATTTCAGTGCAAGCATAATTCCAAGCTTCACCACCAGCTAAACCCTCTTCTTCCAAACCTTTCATCATTGTAGCAAAGTATTTGATTTCTTTGCGAATTCTTGAATATACTTTACGGCCAGCTTCAGTATCAGTAGCCCATTGAGTAGGTTCACGAATAGGTTCTCTTGAAGACCAATCAATAAAAGGATTGTTTGCAATATCTAACATATCTTCAACTTGAGGAGGAGTAGCCATTTTAGTTAAACAAAAAGTGACGGGGAATGTCGCTTTATATATACAGTTGCTTATGTAAGCAAATAAAAAAAAACACACCTTGTGATCAAAACGTTTCGATCCCGGCAGAACATATCTCCGTAGATCGAGTTAATTTTCCGCAATCCTTACAACCATAGGGTTAGGGTTAGTTAAGGGTTAGGGCGGTTAGGGTTAGGGTTAGGGTTTTAGGGAGGTGCGGAGCATAGGGTTAGTTCCGATAGGTGCATATTCTGTTATATTGTGGGCAGACCTTATTATATCATTTCACTCTAAAACTCCGATTATCCGCACGTGGCGTATATAAACACAGAAGGTCCAGCAATATTATTACCTGGACCTTCTGTGCCTGTGCCTATCTGAAACAGTTTCATGTCAAAGAACCGCAACTTTATCTTTACCTGGAACAACTACGATGATAGAGCTATTCAATCACTTGAGGAACGTATACTTAGCGGAGAATTTAAATACGTTGCCTTCTCCGAGGAAACCGCCCCCACAACAGGCACTAAACACTTACAGGGGTACCTATCCTTCCCTAATGCTAAAACCATCCAGCAAGCACGAGCTAAACTTCCAGGATGTCATGTTGAAACCATGCTTGGATCAATTGCCCAAAATGATGATTACTGCTCTAAAGCTGG